GGAGAACTCGAACCTCTGCGGCGGCTGGGCTACGACCTGTCTGTTGCCCGGTTGGAGCAGGAACGCTTGAATCTTGGAATTGACAAGAGCGTTTCCAGCATGACGCAGGCGGAGAAATCCCAGCTGCGGTACTACGCCATGATGACGCAGGTAACGCAGGTGCAAGGAGATATGGCGCGGACGCTGGAAAATCCGGCAAACATGCTGCGGGTACTACGGGCGGAGCTGGAACAAGCCGCACGTGCCGTAGGAAACATCTTTATTCCGATTCTGACGAAGGTTCTGCCAATTGCTATTGCCGTGGCAAGCGCCTTGCAGGAAATCATAGCGGCCATTGCCACCCTGTTCGGGATAACGGTAAAGTCCCCGAAATGGGGGGATGCGATTGGGAGCGCTTCTGCCGGGAGCGGTGCCATTGCCGACAACATGGACAGTGCCGCCGGGTCTGCCAAGGAACTGAAACGATACCTTGCCGGGTTTGATGAACTGAACGTTCTTCCTGACCAGAATCAGGGCGGCAGTGGAAGCGGAGCCGGTGTAGGCGGTGGAGACCTTGGCTTAGACTTGCCGGGGTATGATTTCCTGAAAAATGCAGTAACCACGCAGATTGACGAGTGGAAAAAGAAACTGGAGCCGCTTGTTTCCTTTGTTAAGGACAATCTGAAAGAGATTCTGGGGCTTATTGCCACAATCGGAATTGCGCTACTTGCATGGAAGTTATCAAACGATTTCCTGAACGGAATTATGGCGCTCAAAACGCTTGGGAAAAACGGTCTTTCCATTCCGCTTACGATTTCCGCAGGCGTGATTCTAACTGCCACAGGATTTACAATCGAGTTTAGCGGAATCAAAGATGCTATCGAGAAAAAGCTCAACAGTTTCAATTTCGGAGAAATCATTCTTGGTGGCCTTACTGGAACAGCTGGTGCCGGACTTTTGGGGAAGGGCATCGGGCAGTTTATAGCAAAAGCGTTTGGGGAAAGCGCCGTGGCAAAGGCAATCACAGCTGGTGGTGGAACGATAAGCACAGGGCTTATAGGGGCTGCCATCGGTGGAATTGTTGCTGGAATACCAATGTTCGTTACCGGGGTATACGACGCAATCATGAATGGCCTGAATGTCTTGAATGGATTGCTGGTTCCTGCCGGGGCAACAATGGCGGGCGCTGGAATCGGTGCCATTATTGGCTCCCTAGGAGGCCCGATTGGCACCGGAATAGGCGCATTGATTGGCCTAGCAGTAGGCGCACTGACAGACCTTGGCATTCTGATTTACCAGAAGTGGGATGAAATCTGCGCATTTTTTGCACCTGTTGCGGAATGGTTCAATATAAACGTTGTGCAACCAATATCCGGATTCTTCTCCGGACTTTGGGATGGCATTGTTAAAACGTTTTCACCAGCTGTTACATGGTTCTCTGATCTGTGGAAAAGTGTAAGCCAGACATTTGAGGATGTCTTCTATAACATCGGAGTGCTTGTGAGCGGAACGTGGGAAACCATCAAGATTGTTTGGGGCATCGTTTCTGACTGGTTTGACACAAATGTTATCCAGCCTGTCGCCTCGTTCTTCTCCGACCTTTGGGATGGCATATCTTCCTGGGCCATAAAATCGTGGAATAAAATCAGCACTGTTTTCTCTGGAATTGCAGCCTGGTTTGACGCAAACGTCATTCGCCCGATTGTTGGATTTTTCACGGATTTGTGGACAGATATAACGGTTATATTTGGGAAAGTAGTCGGATTTTTCAAAGGAATCATAAACGGCGTTCTTTCCGGACTTAACTCGGCAATCAGCTACGCATTCGGCGGAATCAACAGCATTCTCCGCAGTATCCGAGGATTCAGCATTGCAGGATTTACCCCGTTCTCCGGGCTCCGGGAAATCAGCGTTCCTCAAATTCCGATGCTTGCCGACGGCGGTTTTGTAGACCAAGGCCAGCTGTTCATAGCCCGTGAAGCGGGCGCAGAAATGGTTGGCTCTATTGGCAGACGGACAGCGGTTGCCAACAATGACCAGATCGTTGATGGTATCACCTACGGCGTTCGGGAAGCCAATGATGACGTTGTTACCGCTATTTATGCTGTTGCTCAGCAGATTATTGCAGAAATGCGCAATCAGGACAACGGAGGTGGCGGCGGATATGACTTTGACCGGGCTGTCCGGGATGCTCAGCGCAGGAACGCAAGAATGTATGGATAAACGAAAGGAGTGAAAACGGCATGAAGATGATGCTCAAGATAAACGGCGTGGACTTCATGCCGTTCATCGCCAAACAGGGCGTAAAGTGGCAGCGCAACGACATTGACGCCCCCAATTCTGGGCGCACCATGGACGGGACAATGCAGCGTGGCCGGGTGACAACCAAAATCCGTCTGGACATCACCTGCCGCCCGCTAACGGCTGAGGAAGCTATGACCGTGTTGCATACCATTCTCCCGGAATATGTGACCGTGGACTACTACGACCCTATGAGCGGGTACCGCAACAATGTGACCATGTACTCCAACAATAACCCTGCATCTTTCCTGATAGAGAAGCCGGAAGACGATTGGTGGAGCGGCATTACCTTTCCCCTGATTGAGAGGTGACGGGCACTTATGCAGAACGTATCACAGGAATACCGGGACATTGTAGCTGGCAACCACTGGTTTGAAAACCGCCTATGCATCGGTGATACCGGAAAGCTTATTGACAAAAGCGGAAGCGCAATCACGTTCGGTGGAGTGCGCATTCTGGTAGATAGCGGTGGCGCCGAAACCGGCTACGGTGAAGAACTGCTGATATCCATGGAGCAGAAGCAACCGCTTCTTTCCGATTCTCCTGACGTTGGAAAAACCTGCGCCGGTGAGATCAACGTTGAAATGATTCATCCATATGGTGATATCCCCAAACGTGCGCTTCTTCGGCCATATATCAGAGCTGCAAATGAGAATGCCGCCTCTGAATGGCTGCCACAAGGAAAGTATTACATTGACAAGCGGAGCGAAGGAGAGATCGGTGACCGGACAAAACTAACGCTCCACGGATACGACGGAATGCTTCTTCTGGAAGAAGACTATCCGGCAGAATCCTCCCTTAACTGGCCTGCAAGTGACATTGAAGTTCTGAAAGAGATTTCCGATGCAGTCGGCATCTCGCTGGATAGCCGTGTATATCAAATCGTGACATCTGGTTACGAAATCCCGTACCCTGTCGGGTACAGCTGCCGTGAGGTCATCGGCTACATCGGCGCAATGTACACCGGCTCCTGGGCTATGACGGCCACCGGAGAATTGATGCTGGTCACGCTCACGGGTCTTCCGAAGGAAACCAACTATCTGATTGTTGGCGGAAGCGATAACAGAGCGATCACGTTTGGAGGTGTCAGAATCCTTGTTTGATAAGTTCATCATAGGGTCTGCCGCCGACAGCCTGAAAATATCAGACCCACTCAGCGCGTACAGCCGCGTCACGTTGAAGGTTGCTGACGGCGTGGAGTATACGGCGGGTACAGACAGCGGCAGGGAACTGATCTCCGTGGCGGAGCTGGCGGCCGGGGAGCCTCCGATAAAGACCGAAGTCATCGAATACCGGCTGCCCGACGGCAGCATCTCCCTGCGCGAAATTCCCTACCCGGCATGGGTGGAGCCAGAAGCCGCCGGGCAG